AGATTTAGCGGCCGCCTGTTTGTTGCTCTCGATCTGTCCAAAGGTCTGTAAGATCGTGTCGACATCCGCGGAACCGTCCTCGATAGCTTTAGCAAGGGCCGCCATTTCGTCCGCGCCGTCCATGCCCATATCAATCAGGGCCTGCGCAACCGCGTCCGCGTTTTCATCCGTAGAGCTGGACAAATATGCCAGGACGGTATCCAGATTTGAGGAATAATCCGAATAGGCGGAAAGCTGGCTGTTCAGGTTCTCAATCATCGACTTTGTGGAAGTCTCGCTCTCTACTTCCAACTTGTCGAAAGCACCGGCCGCGCCGCCGATTTTTTCATATGCCGCCTGATAGATTTCGTCGTACGATTTTTTAATCGTTCCGGCGGTTTCTTCGGCTTCTTCCCCGGCTTCCTCTTCAGCATCGCCCAAATCAGAAAAGGCCGTTTCGGCACCCTCTGCCGCTGTCTCACTCTCTCCAAGTTCGGCAGTAAGTTCTTTCTGTGCCTGTTCGCACGCGTCAAGCGTTGCGTTCGCCTCATCGACCGTTGCCTGCGCATCCGCGACCGCCTGCTCATACGGCGCATAGGCTTTCTGCGCGGCCGCAAGTGCGTCCTCTGCATCCTGCAACGCTATGCCGTGCTCTGCCTCGTTATAGGTGCCCTGTGCAATCGCCTCATTTGCCGCATTAAGGGCCGTTGTGTATTCGGTTTCAAGCTGTTTTAAGTTGGCCTTTATCGGCTTTGCATCGCTCTGCGCGCGGTTAAGTGCAATAGTAGCGCTTGCAAGCTCTGTCAGGATCTCTTTTGACGCGTTTGTGTATGCCTCGACAAGCGCCATTTTACGCGCTTCCGTGACATATTTGCGCATTTCATCGGCGCTGGTTTTCAGGGCGCCGCTGTTCTCATCGACAGACGCGTTAAGGCCCGGATAGATCGCGTTAAGCTCTCCACAAATGATTTTCATCCGGCGGATGGATTCCGTTGTCTTTTCGCCCTGTCCGTCCAGCTTCTCAAGCTCATCAATCAGGCCCTGCGCCGTCGTTGCCTTTGCCTCAACGTCATCAATGGCCGCTTTGCTCTCATCAAGGGCAGATGACAAAGAACCCGTTGCGTCATTAAGGGACGTTGTTGCCGCCTCTGTCAGGCCGAGCAGCTCCTGCAAGGCCTCGTTCCCTTCCAACGTGTCGTTGTAGGCCTTTGTAAACAGCACCGACGCCGCCGCGATACCGGCAACAGCTAAACCGATAGGCCCGGCAACGCCGCCCATCCCCTCTGCCCCGGAGACTAATTCGCCGATTTTGCTAACGGCTTTTCCGGCGCCCTCAGTGATCATTCCAAGGCCTTTAGTAACCGGCCCTATTCCGATCAAAAAGCCGCCGGCCTTTAATACATAGCCCTGTTGCTCTTCGGTAAGATCGCCGAACCATTGCCCCGCGTCCTCAAGATACCCGGAAAGGGAATCGACAGCGGGCGCAACTCTTTCCAGGATAGCGCCGCCCAATTTACTGCCGGCATCCTTCGCCCGGTTTAAAGCAATCTGGAATTTATCGGCCGGGTCAATAATGGCGTTGAAAGTATTTTCGACCGTTCCGGCAGTGTCTGAAGCGGCGCCCCCTAACTTGCCAAAATCAATAGACCCGTTTTTGCAGGCCTGATAGATCGTCGGGCCGGCCTTTGCGCCAAATAAGTCAATGGCCGCGTTCAGCTTGTCCGTATCGGACGCGGTCGAACCCATGATGCCCTGGAATTCGGAAAGGGCCTGCGGCAAGGTCTTGCCATCTTTCGCGGCGTTGCTCATCGCCTTTTGCAAGCCGGTCATCACTACGTTAGCATTGGCGCCGCTCATCTCCAGCTGAGACAGGAAGACCGTTGCATCCTCTGCCGAGAGGCCCATTGCAGACAGGGAAGCCGCATTTTTTACAAGGCTCTGTTCAAGGGTATCGACCTTTACTCCGGTTTTCTGCGCCGCGCTGGCAATCGCGTCCATCAGGGCGGGCGCATCATCCGCATCAAGGTTAAAGGCCGCAAGGGCTTTTTGCACCCCATCAACCGCGCCTTTTACATCCTGCCCCGTGATCTGTGAAAATTTGACAAAGTTGGTCGACAGGTCTTCCAGCGCATCGCCGGTAAGGCCGAATTTAGTGTTGACCTCTCCAACCGCCTGCGCCGCTGTGTCAAAGTCTGTTGGGATGGTCTTTGCGATATTCCGCGCCACGTCCTGAAGGTCTTCAAGTGCTTTACCCGTGGCGCCGGTCGTTGTCGCAATCTGATCCATTGCCTCATCGACATCGTACCAGGCTTTTATTGACGCCGCCGCCGCACCGGCCAAAGGCGCGGAGATAGCTTTGGTCATCGCGTCCCCGGCCTTTTGCATTTTCTGGCCGGCGCTCTGCATTGACTTGCCGAGACTGCCCATCTTTTCACCGGCAGTCTTTGCGGCGCTCTTCATTTTGTTCAGCGCGGTCGTTGCGTTGTTGATCTGTGTGCGCAGGCGCTTTGCCTGTTCGCTATTTTCTCCATAGGTCGCTTCAACCTTTTTCAGCTGATCTTTCATCAGGGAAATTTTCTTTTCCTGTTCGCCTATGGATTTAGTCAAAAGTTCATGTTTCTTTCGCGCTTTATCCTGCGCGCTTGTTTCGCTGTCCAGCGCGGATTCAACGGCTTTGATTTCGGAATCCCACTCTTTTTGCTGTGAAATGATTTCCTTTAAACTCTGTTTATATTCTTTCTCGCCGTCGAGCTGGATTTTAATGCCTACATCTGCCGCCATTTGAAAAACCTCAAATCATAAAAGCGCTAAAGCTTCATCAAAAGTGTAATGTTTCTTTTTCTTTTTCTGTTTAGCGCCGCCCTCATCAATAGCCAAACAGGCGATCAAATCCAGAAAGCGCCCATAGGGCGCGGATAAGACCGCCTGTTCTGTCATGTTAAACCGATGTAGCCCGTAATAAAGGAACCAAGATCGATTTAATTCTATTTCGTGGCGGCCTTTCCTTTTTTTGCGCCGCCCTCGTCAACTTCCACCGTGCGCTCACTGTCTCGCGCCTCTGCCGCTTTCATCTCTTCGATCATCTCTTTGAGAACATAAACCGGCAGGCCTCGCACCTCTTTTTCCGTCAGCGGTTCGACCTTTTCGCCCGTCTGATCCAGATAGGCCTTATGCATCATCACCGCTTTAACGACCTGTGCCCGCGCGCCGGAGCTGTCCTGATGGGTAACGACCCAATCAGAAAAATCACAATGGGCGCCGATGGAATAAGCAAACTTTACTTCTCTATCATTGATTTTCAAGTCTCTCGCTCCCTTCTATCAGATTCCGAATTTTTCCTTAATCACGGCCTCTGCCGCGGCTTCCGTTGTCTGATCTTCGCCGACAAACTTCCAGGAATGCTTCGCGTCATCCGAGCGGGTAAACGTAGCGGAAAGAGACTGGGTCTGCCAATCAATTTCATCTTCCTGCGTGGCCGCTTCGGTCTCGATCTGCGTGAAACGGCACTTTGCCAGAACAATCGGAACGTAGGTCGTCACGCCATCGGACATATACCGGCAGATAAAGCCGAGGCCCACATCCGGCACTTTCTGGTCGTCATCGTACGCGATCCAGCCATCGACCGCCGCCGGCAGGCCCATGATCAGCCGCTCCGCCGCGGTCAGCAGGCCGTCGACCGTAAGATCCACGGAACCGCCGGTGAGCATCCCGCTCACGTTCTCACTTTCCACGTTATCAGCATAAAAAATATTGTCTTCGGACGCCTCCGGGCTGATAGCAACATCAACGCCGCGCGCAAGAAGCTGCCCGGACGTATAGGTAATAGTGGTACCTTCGGCGCTATAAAGCGCGACATAGGGTTTAGAAAAACCCGTTAAAACTTTTCCAGCCGCCATCTTATTCGCTTTCCTCTCTTATTCGTTCTTTTATCTTTTCTTCCATTGCCGCCTGCGCAGCTTTCGCCGCCTGCCTGCGCACCCTGTCAATAAACGGGTTGGCCTGCATAAAATAAGTCCCGGCGTTGACCGAGCGCGCCACCATACTGTTCGGCTGACCGCCCGGCCATCTGCGGGTTTGTAAATCGTTCCGGCCGTCAAAGCCCAGGTGGGTCTCCCAAGCGCCCTTTGTCTCCCGAAACGGCGCAACGCCCATACTGTCAAGTAAGCCTTGTTTTTGCCTCTGCCGCGGCCCGCGTAAAAGGTCGGCAGACCCTTCCTCAACATGGATGCCCCGGTCATCGGTCGGCAGCTCCTCAATAGCAGCTTTCAGGGCATCCGCCATCACTCTCGCGCCCTCATACAAAGACGCGCGGCAAAGCTCCCCGGAACCGCTATCAAGTTTTGATAACAGCAGTTCGACCTCATTGGATACTTTGATTTTAGCCATTTAGACCACTTCCCATCGCCAGCGGTAATGGATAAGGTTTAAAGATTCATCGTAATCGACCGACGCCAAGACCCACGCAAGCCCCTCGCCGTTTAAGATATCGTTCACGGCGTCCACCGTTTCGTCAAACTCCGTCCGCGTGTAATAATCCACATACCCGACAATCAGGAAATTATGCTTTTTGTTGTCGGCGTGAAAACTGTTGTTTTCCCCGTCTTCACTCCAAACAAGAAACGGAAAGGTTGACACCCGTTTATAATGGGATACCGGGCAAGTGATCCTTTCACTCTCCACAAAGGGCAGATATAACTTTTTAAGCGTCTGCTGGAACGACATCATAATTATTTTCAAGCCTCACTAAGGTTAGATCCGTGGCGCCGTCGTCGATTACTTGCACCAAATCAATCTGGTATTGATTGCCATCCTCTAAAATGACATATTTCGCGTCATCCGGGATTGCGTGATTGTGACAGCGGACAAGCCGGTCAACGCGCCGGTCTGCACCATATGCCGCATAAGCGCGGCGAAACCCGATGATCCGGTCGGAATAGTAGCAACAGCCCCTGTAAACCAACTTTTCCACCGGCATCATCCCACGTTCTGCAATGTTTTCCAGCGCATAGAGCCGTAAAAGCCCGCTGTTTTCCATCGACATAACTTTAATACTCCGTATAATCCGCGCTCATCAAAAGCTGCGCTTTCTGCTCATCGTAGGCCGCTTTCAAGCGGTCGTAATTGTCCGGGTTTCCAAAGTTTAGCGCACAATAGGTCATTACCGCCTGTTTGATTAACGGCTTATCTGTATCAGCGACAAGCAAGGCCGCATTGATATCCGTGATACCCAGGTCGGCAAGCGCCGCCGCAATGAGCTGATTTAACTGCGCATCGTATGCCGTGGAAGTGATCCGCAGGGCAACCTTTACCAAATCAAGCATGATTAATTATCCTTTTTTGCCGCTTTCTTTTTTGCGGCCGGTTTTGCTTCTTTCTTTGTCGCATCCTCACCGGCACGGGCGACGCCGGCGGCAATCAGCACCGCCGCCTGCGCCTTTTCGCACTCAATGACCGAGCCGGGAAGGGCCGCCACCGTTGCCGGGGCCGTCATGATCACCCGCATTACGGGTTCTCGTTTCCGCCCGTGAAGGTTACGACAGCAAAGTAGTCCTTCTTTACAACGCCAACGCCCATCATCATCTTGCCCGTAATCGTCACGAGATCGTCCGGGGCTTTGGTATACGGATCATAAATAATATTAACCGCGTCACCGTTGGGAAGGTTGACAAGAAGACCATCCAAATCACCAACAACAAGGGCCGGGACGTTGCCAGGATATTTAACATCCGCGAAAATAACCTCGACGCCATTGATATAATACGCCGGCGCGCCGTTCTCCGACACGATGTTATAAATCGGCCTCTGCTGAAGATCAGTCAGGCTCATGAAGTCGAAAAACATAGATTTAGGCATGATTGCAACAGGTCTTCGTGCGCCATCTGCAAGCACGGAAAGAGCGGTAAAAATGGTTGAGGGCGTGATCTTTTCAAGACCCATGTTCTTGCTGAACGCGATTCCTCCCGAGGTCCGCGGGAACGAGCTTGAAACGACGCAGTCAACAATTTCCTGTTCGGCGGCCAGAATGATCCGATATTCGATCTCGTCATAAATGTAATCGAGAAATTCACGGCCGGAAAGGGAAAGAACCTCGTCAGTAATCTGAATCCACTTTTTGATCATATCCGGCTGAATTAACGCCATATCAATGGTAATGTTTTCTTCTGCTGGTCTTTCATCGCCTTCGATGTGCACGACGGCCGGGTCTGCGGCCATCTCGATCGGTACACGCATGATACCTTTCACGCTAACTTTACGCCGGACAGCAGACCAAAGGCGGCTTTCGTTCCAGCTGGTTTCAACTCTGTTTTCAAGATAGGTCGGAACCGGCACTTTGTTCTCTCCGCCGCCCTGGTTTGTCACAAGCGTTCTGATCTCGCGATCACTGCCCGTCTTAATATAATTAGCATACGCCTCCTCGTATTCGCGGGAAGCTCTGATCTCCTCGATGGTCTTCATTCTTTTCTTTTCCTCTCTCTTTTCAATTACCTCGCCGGCACCGGCGGCAACTGCCGCGGCGTCTGCCTTGCGCTGTTCGATAAGCTGCGCCCGGCGCTCTTCAAGGGCAAGGGTTTCCGCCTCGATCGCTTCAAGGTCTGGATTGTCTGCCTTTGCGGCTTCCGCAAGCTCTGCCGCGCGTGCCTCGACCTGGGATTCTGTCAAGGCCTTAATTTCTTCTTTGGTCATGGTTAAGCATCCCCCATGATTTTCTTTAACCTGTCGATAAGTTCCGTTTTTCGGGCTTCAACCCTCTCTGCCTCTGCCGCTTTTGCGCTCTCCAGTGCCGTGCGCGCGCTCTCCAGCGTCTGCACATCAGCCGCGCGGGCCTCGATTGTCGTTGCCTCGTACGCCGGCATTGTTACGGCTGAAACCTCAAAAACCTTATCAATGCCGGTGATATGTCTAACAGGGACGTCGGTATCAAGGCCCGTCCATTCCTCTGCTTTGACCGTGAAACAAAAGCTCATCCCGGAAATATCGCCGCGGCTTACTGCACTATAAAGCGCTTCAGCCGTTGCGTTGTTATCCGTGTCCAGATTGGCCCGGATGGTCAGGCCGTCCTCGACCGTTTCGAGCTTCATTGTCGAGTTGTCGTTATTGTTCCGGGATCTCGCAAGGGGGATCATAGACAAATCATGATTGACCAAAAGTCTGACGTCTTTTAGATCCGCATCATCAAGCGCGCCCTTTTCGATCGTTTCAATAAAAACCCCGTTGTCGTAGGTCGCCCCGAATACAATGGGCTGGCCGGTGATATATTTTCCGCGTTCCTCGTTTTCCTCTGCTCTTACTTCACATCCGAAATAGCGGTTAATTCTCGCTTTCTGTTCCGCCATTGTCCTCTCCTTCCTCTGCTAACTTATATTCACCGCGGGCGATTCTCACGTCCCCGCCCTCAACCGGCGGTAGGTTCCAAATTTCCCGAATCTCGTTGATTGTCATAATGCCGCGGTCGGCCATCTGCGCAGAAACATTAAGTTTGTCGGCGTTGCTCATATACTGTAAACGATTAGCCGTGGCCATTACCAACGCCCCCTGGGCGCGTTCCCGTTCGGTAAAGATCGCCTTTGTCAGGGCCTCGCTAAACTGGATGGAAAACGGCTCGACCGCTCCCTCATAGAACGCCGACCACGCGTCACCCGTTGCCCGGTTCTGAATAACGTCTTCATTGACCCCGAAATAATTGTATACATTGGTTTGAATAAGTTTCATCTGATCGGCGTCAACGCTGAAACTGTTCTGTTTGATCTGTTGTATATTCGTGTAGGTATTCGGGAACAGCAACAGGCCGCCCGCCTCTGCCTCACGGGCAAGATTTTCCTCAGAAAAGCGCCGGCGCTCTTTGGCAAGGTCTTCCGTTTTGGTAAAGTTCGCAACCTGTGCCATAAATCTATAGGTGGCGCTGTTCTTCGTGTATTCCTCAATTCCCTGCCGCTGGACATTGAGGAGCTGCATTGTGTCATCCAGCGCGGCGTTATCGCTCCCATAAAAATCATCAAGATGTTGAAATTTTGTAAGAACAGCAACGCGCCGCATCTCCACCGCGGCCCGCTCCCCGTGCCGGAATTTATACACCAGCCACGGTTCATTGTTGTATTCCCTGATTTCGCACTCCCGCGGGATTACGACAAAATAACCTGTTGTATTTAGATCCGCGTCAAAGATCGGCGAGACAAAGGCGGTGTTGTGGATATCGAGAACCGTTGAAAGCCTGTATAAAAACTGCGACCAAGTCTGCCATTGATTCGGCCCCTGTCTAAGTTTGGCCCGCAAAGACGGCTGGGCCGCGCCCTGTATCTCAACGGCCAGCTTTGAAATATGGCGGGCACGGGCATCAATCGCCGCCCGCACTAATTCGCTTTCATATATCTCCCCGTGCCAATCTCTGAAGACGGGTCGGTACGCTGTCAGCGTTTCAAAATAACTATGCGCGTTTCGCAACGCCTGCGCCGCCTCTTTGTTTTTGTCCGGCCGGAATATCTTGTCAAAAAGCCCCATGTTAATTAGTCCTCATTCTTTAGTTGGTCGCCATATTGCCCATACCATTTCTGTTTAACGCACATGGCATCCAGCAAGGCCGCCATGCCGTCTATATGACATTCGCGGTTCAGCTTTATCAGCTTCCGGCGCCCTGTTGCGGCGTCAACCTTTAAAGCGCTGTCCAGCATATGCATTTTTAATAATTGGTTATCCCCGATATTAATGGCGCCGTCCCGGATAAGGCCCTCTGTTTCCTGTATGACGGGCGTCAGGTTCGTGCCCTGGAATACATCATCCATGTGAAAGCCGTACGCGCTCATATCCTGCACCAAGTATTGCGCGCTATACCGGTCATAACCTATCTGCAAAGGATAGATTTCAAATTCCTCGACCAAGCGCCGGAACCATTCAAAACAGTCCTTATAATCAACGTAATTTTCGCCGCTGGCACTCATCCAACCGGCCTGCATATACAGGCGATAAGGGACGCCATCCCGCTCGATAGCGTCGTCGATACGTTCGGCCGGCAGGAAGAAATGCGAAAAGATGTAATTCTTGCCGCCCTTTTCGATCACAACGCAACAGGATGTTAGGTCGGTCGTCTGTGAAAGGTCGATACCGCCCACGCAATAGGAACCGCGGAAATCCTCAAGGGTAAGCGCCTGGCCGGTACATTTTTCAACATCTGTTGTTGATAGCCATGCCTGACTTGCGTTCTGTTTTACACAGCCGTACTTGCAAATAAATTCGGCGCGTTTTGATAGGCTCCCTTCAGCAATCGCAATCTCTTCCAACAGATAATCAACGCTGACAGATACGCCCATGTTAGGATTGCTCTTGCGCAGCTCGTTTATGTCATCCCATCGCCCAACATCATCGATCATGTAGAGCATGGGCAAAAGCCGGGTTTCGCGGCTATCACCTAATAGCACGCGGGTACAACGCTTTATTAGTTCATCATATATACCGCCGTTTTCGTAGCCTGCTGTCGTGATCGACAATATTAACGGCTGACGCCGGGCGCCCAATGCGCTTTTGATTACTTCGTACTGTTTAAGGCCCGCCTGCCCTTGCCAGCTGGCGATCTCATCGCAAGAGCAAAAGGAAGGGTTTAAACCATCGGATTTTTTCGCATTAAACGCAAGCGGCTCCGCGGTCGTGTTCGTGGATTCTATGTAGATATCAGTGCGGCGCTTTTTGCTCATCGCGTTAAGCTCCGGCTCCTGTGTGATCATCTGGTAAAATGCGTCAAACGCGAGCCCGGCCTGTTTTAGTTTTGGCGCCGTGAAATAGACGCGCGCGCCATATTCGCCATCTAAGAACGTCATATATTCGGCGATACCGGCATCCAGTAAGGTTTTCCCGTTTTTACGGCCCACAACCAACACGACCTCGCGAAACTGCCGGGAGCCGTTTTCGTCTAAGATACCAAACACGCAAGACAAGAAGGCTTTTTGCCAAAGCTCCAACTTTATCAGGCCCGGCGCAAGCGGCCCTTCGTGGTGGTGGCAAAATGCTTCTATAAACGTGATCACGGCCCGCGCCTTTTTCGGATTATAGAAAAAGCGTTTTTCCTCAAGGCCCTTGATTATCATTTCATAGG